CAGTGGATGGGTAAGGCCGACTTCGCGCCGGGCCTAAAGGAGTGGACGCGCAAGCATGGCGATCTGTTCCTATCCAACGCGACGGGCAAGTACCTGCTCGGGGCATCGGGCGACAACTGGACGAACCAGAGCTACCAACGAACGACGACTGCCACGGCGGCGGCTAATGCTACAGCTCTCACGGTTTCATCGATAACCAACGTTAGCGCGAATGACAACATCGGGATCGTGCTTGATTCCGGCGCTCTATTTTGGACCACGGTTAGCGGTACGTCATCGGGATCGACGATCAATCTCGCTTCGGGTCTTACGAGTCAAGCATCATCCGGTGCAGTCGTCTACAACTACACAAGCAAAGCTCAGCGACCGGAGCTTATCGAAACTGCGGTTCTTCGTGACCAGAACGGAAACGATACGCCAGTCAACCTAATGACCGTACAGGACTATGACTTTCTACCGTCGAAGGCAAATTCAGCTTACCTCTCTCTACCGCAAGCGGTGTATTACGAGAGGACATTGACGAACGGCACGCTTTACCTGGACATATCCGGGTCTTCGGACGTGACGCAGTATCTGCACTTCACGTACATGGAGCCGACTCAGGTATTCAGCAATCCGACCGATACGCCGTACTACCCGGAAACGTGGTACCGCGCACTGTGCTGGGGGCTGACTAAAGAGATCGCGCCGATGTTCAATGCTCCTTTCACGCAGGACATGTTGAGCAACTATCAGGAGGCGATTTCGGCTGCACGTGAACTTTACGCCGAGAGGAGTTCGCTTTACTTCGAGCCTGGGAACGAATCTCTCACCTGGTCTAATAGCAGCCGGTAACCATGCGCAAAGTTCCATTATTCGGCGCGGGCACAGCCGGTAAAAGCCTGACGGTAACGGCTCAGCGTCGTCTGAACTGCTACTACGAGGTCCGCGTCGATGGCGACAAGACGAACATAGCGATCTTCGGCACGCCGGGACTTACTCTCGTAGATTCATCTCTCTCAAACGTGAATCGCGGCATGTACGTGATGGGTTCATACCTGTACGTCGTGTCGGGCAATACGCTGTTCCAGTTCGACTCGAACTTTGTGCGCACGCAGATCGGTACGCTCAATACGAGCGCAGGTCTAGTTTCTATGGCGGACAACGGTACGCAGCTGATCATCGTCGATGGGACCAACGGCTACATCTATAACCAGGCCACGACGACATGGGTCGGCAAGATCACCTCGGCGGGGTTCCCGAATGGCGCGACGACGGTCTGTTTCGATAACGGGTTTTTCATCGTCGACAAGGCCACGACGAACCAGTTCTACAAGTCAGCGAGCTACGACGGCACGACGTGGAGCGCGTCGGACTTTGCGAGTATGGCGGCGAGCCCGGGCAACCTGCTCGCGGTGGATGACGACCACGGCTATTTGATCCTGTGGGGCACGAACTCCATCGAGTTCTGGCAGAACAATGGCGCGGCCAACTTCCCCTATGCGCCGCTTCGATCAGTGGCGCAGGAGTACGGCCTGGCCGCGCGGTTCTCGCGCGCGAAGATCAACAATACGATGATGTTCCTGGCGCGCAATCCACAGGGCCAAGTGCAGGTGATGCAGGGGCAGGGTTTCGCGCCGGTGGATGTGGGCTCGCCTGACATCACGAACATCATCAACGGGTTCTCGGTCGTGTCCGATGCGGTGGCGCTCGCCTACATGGTTGACGGTCATCCGATGTATCAGATCAACTTCCCGACCGCCAAGCGTAGTTTCCTGTATGACACGCTGTCGAACTTCTGGTCGGAAGTTCAGACCGGCACATCGCTCAGTGCGATCCATCTTGCCCGTATGGCGGTGAACTTCAACCAGATCGATTACGCGATCGATGGAACAGGCGGGAACATCTACAAGTACGACGCCTCGGCCTATACCGACAACGGCATGACGATCCTGCGCCAGCTCGTGACGCGCCACGTAGTGCAGGACATGAACGTCACAGGGATCGACGAGATCATGTTTGATATGGATACCGGCGTTGGACTTCAGTCGGGCCAAGGATCCAATCCTCAACTCATGTTCGAGATCAGCAAGGACGGCGGGCGCACGTACGGCAATCAGTCGTTCCTTTCCCTGGGCAAGGTCGGCCAGTACAAAGGGCCGCGCGTCACGAAACGGCGCATGGGTTCCGCGCGAGATATGGTGATGCGCCTATCGATGACCGATCCCGTGAAATTCGTCGTGACCAACGGATACGCGATCATGCGCGAGAGATACCAGAATGGCGCTAATAAATAACGTCCCCGGAAATGACTTCGGCAATGGGACGAAGCCCTACTCGCAGGGGTGGACCTCGTTCTTCGAAGCCGTTTTCAACTTGCTCACGGCCTTCACGCAAAGCGGCACGACAGCGCAGCGGCCAACTACTTTCCTGTGGATCGGACGCCCGTACTACGACACCACGCTTGGCAAGCCAGTCTATGTGAATAGCGTTGGTCCGACGGTATGGCATGACGCAGCGGGGAACGTCGTATGATCCTGCACCGCACATTCGATATGCATGTCGTGCGTAACGTCATGACGCATCGCCGCGTCTACCCGCACATCTCGGACGATGGATCAGTTCCCGCCGATCAGTTTGAACCGGTTGATCATGAGGCAATCGTTTATCTGCTTGCCCGAGATGAGCATTCTCCGCTGGGCGTTTTCATGCTGGTGCCTCAAAATACAGTCACGTACGAAGTTCACACGTGCATGTTGCCTCGGGCATGGGGTTATCTGGCTCACAGTGCGGCGATTAATGGAACGCAGTGGATGTTCAACCATACCACGTGCACGCGGATTGTCACGAACGTGCCGAGCTATAACACCCTCGCCAAACGATTCGCCGAAGAATGCGGAATGAAGCAGTTCGGCTTAAATCCGAAGAGCTTCCTGAAGAACGGAGTGCTCTATGACCAATACATGCTTGGTTTGAGTAAGGGATAGAACATGCCAGCAGCAATTCCTGTAGCTATCGGTGTCGCTGGTGTCGCTGGTGTCGCTGGTAGCATGATATCCGCCCAGGGAGCCAAATCCGCCGCAAGAACTCAGGCTCAGTCTGCGAAGGACGCATCTGCTGCTCAGCTTCAAGCAGCCGAGGAATCGATCGCCGCACAACAGCAGGCACAGGAAGCCGCGCAGGCCAATCAGCAACCCTGGATTAATGCGGGGTCCTCCGCGCTTACCCAGCTTGGGAACCTATTGGGCGTGCCGATCCAGGCTAGTGGTCAGTATGCCTCCGCAGCTACCTCACAAGGGGGAGGTGGTGGGGTATCGGGCGCGGCCGGCGGGCAGCAGCAACCTTCTGCCCTCCTGAGCACGGCCGGCGGCATCACCGGACCCAATCCACAGCTCTACGCGAGCAATCCGCAATACAAGGCGGCATGGGATGAAGTGGCCCGAGCGAACAAGGCTCAAGGTGGAACGGCGAACATATCGGTTGCTGACGCCTCTCCCGCGCAAATGGCTATGCTCACGCGCGAGCTGACCGATTCGATTCGAAATGCCGGAGGAAATCCCGAGCAACTCGCGGCGTCTCAATTCCAGCCCGGCACCGTGTACGGCGGCGCGACGGGAGGTTTTTCGGGAGCGACGGGGCAAGCCGATCCGAACTCGTTTGGCGGTCAAGCGAAACAGCGCCTGTCCGATCTGATGGGATTTAACGGTGCCGACCCGACGGCAGCGCTGCGCGCGACGCCGGGCTATCAGTTCGCGCTTCAGCAAGGCTTGCAGGGCATCGAGAACAGCGCGGCCGCTCGGGGAATGCAACTCTCTGGCGCGACGTTGAAGGACCTGAACGACTACGCGCAAGGGAGAGCGGATACCACATATCAGCAGCAGCTAGGAAACGCGCAGTCGGTCTACAACAACGACGTGAGCAACCTGATGCAGATGGCGGGATTGGGATCGGGTGCGGCGGGTACGGCATCGGGCAACACAATCGCGACGGGCTCCAATATCGGTAGCACGCTAACCAATACTGGGGCTCAGATCGGGTCGAACATCATCGGCGCGGGCAATGCGACAGCCGCCGGACAAGTCGGCGCGTCGAATGCGATCGGCAGTGGTTTGAGCTCGGCTGGGCAGATGTATCAGCTAAGTCAGTTGTTCGGGAATAACCAGGGATTCGGCACGCCATCCACGGCCGGTCTTTATGGTGCATCAGCGGGGATTCCTGATGTGACTCCTGCCGGAAGCAATGCTTACGGCTTCACGATGACGGGGGCATAAATCATGGCAACCATCGACGCCTCAATTCCGCTTCAAGTCCGACAGCCAACGGACCCGCTGCAAAGCTACGCCGATACGCTACAGCTTGCGCAGGGGATCCAGAATCTACAAGGTCAGCAGGCACTGCGTGAAGCCTTCGCGCAGGGAGATACGAGCACGCCGGAAGGTCAGCAGGCGCTCATTCGTCGCGTCGGCTCTATCGACCCGAAAGAGGCGATGACGCTGCAAAGCAACTTTCAGAAGCAGCGCGCCACAGAATCAACGATCGAGAAGAATAAGGCGCAGACGCAAAAGGCCAAGTGGGATGTCGGAGTGGCGGCCATGAACAAGGTGTCCGAAGTCGGCTCGTCGCTCATGATGACCTACGCGGACCTCGTGCATAAGGGCGTGCCGGATGCGCAGGCGCGCTCGATTGTGTCGCAGGCGGTCCCGCAGATCAAGGCTCACCTGAAGTCCCTACGCGATCCGGACGGCAACCCGCTCTTTAATGCCGACCAGATCGACCAAGTACCGGACCAGTTCGACCCGCAGGCGACGATGGCGACAGTGACGGACGCGAAGGCGCGCGCGCAGTACTACACGCAGCAGCATCAGAACGAGATCGCCGAGCAGCAGCAGCATCACCAGGGCGTAATGGAAGGTTTCGAGCGTCAGAAGGTAGGCATCGAGGGTGCTCGTCTCGGGGAAACCGAGCGTCACAACCGCGTGGACGAAGCGAATGCTGGCGCCCGGCTCGGCATCGAGCGCGAACGCCTCGAGGGTGATCCGGCGACGATCGAGCGCAACGCCGACCTCATCGGACAGGGGAAGATGGCTCCGCCGACGGGCGCCGCGCTGCGAAATCCGGTCATGGCGGCCACGATGGCGCGCGTGCAGGAGAAGTATCCGAACTTCGACGCGAAGACGTTCTCGACGCAGCTCACGGGCGAGAAGGCTTTCACGAGCGGCAAGCTCGGCCAGACCGTGCGCTCTCTGAATGTCGCGACGGACCACTTGGACGCGCTCGACTCAATGGGCAAGCAGCTGAAGAACGGCGACATGCGCGCGTTCAACAGCATTGCTCAGCGCATCGCCGCGGAGACCGGAAACCCGGCGCCGACGAACTTCGACGCGGCCAAGAAGATCGTCGCGGACGAAGTGGTCAAGGCGATCGTGGGTTCTGGCGGCGGTGTGTCGGATCGTGAGGAAGCCGCCAGAGCGTTCGACAAGGCTTCTTCTCCCGAGCAGTTATCTGGCGCCATCGCGACGGCCAAGCGCCTCATGCGCGGCCAGTTGCATGGCCTGAAGCAGCAATACAAGGCGTCGACCGGCAAGGACGACTTCGATACGCGGTTCCTCTCCGGCGAGGCGAAGGGTATCGAGGGCGGCGGCAGTGCCGCTAAGCCGGCGTCGGCCGGCGGCGACTTCTCCCACCTCTGGAACTGACATGGCGAAACCTTGGGCCCAAGTTGCCGATAGCGCCGAGTTCAAGGCGCTCGCCCCCGATCAGCAGGAGGCCGCGCGCGCGCAGTACTTCGATCAGGTTGTCGCGCCGCGCGTGCCGAAGGATCAACTCGACGCCGCGCGCTCGCAGTTCGACGCGCAGACGGGGCCGAAGGCCAAGCCCGAAAGCCCGACTCTCATGCAGCGCCTGACTGCGCCGCAGGACAGCCCGATATCGATCGAGAACACGATTCGCCGAGGGCTTGGCGCGCCGCAGGTCGGCCAGAATCCCGGCTACGAGAAGGCGCTCTCTGTCGACATGCCGTTCGCCGACATCCTGCCGGGTGGCGCGACTCTGGGTAACGCCGTGGCGCGCGAGGGCGGAGGTCTGGTCGGCGTCGGAAAGGCAATAGGCAAAGGCGCGGTGAACGTCGCCAAGGATGTCGCCGACTTCGCGGGCGGACCGGTCAAATACCTGCTGCGCGGCGGCGAGCAACAGGTCCCGCAGATGCAGAGAAATATCGAGACCTTCCGCCAGGCGGGCGCAGAACCCAGCGTCGGGCAGGCGACCGGTCGACGGTTTCCGCAGGCGCTCGAAAGCGCGCTCTCGAAGGTTCCGGGCGGCGCCGGACGCATGTACACGAAGGGCGCGTCGCAGCAATCTGACCTTGGCAAGAAGGTTGCCGAGGCGGCCGACAGCCTTGCTACGGACTCGACGCCATTCACGTCGGGACGCACGATTGATACGGGTCTGAAGGGATTCGTCAACCGGTTCAAGCAGCAGCAGGGCGAGCTTTACGGAAAACTAGACCAGTACATTCCGCAGAACGCTCCTGTGAGCCTGTCCAACACGCAGAAGACGTTGGCCGGGATGAATCAGGACATCAAGGGGGCGGCGAACGTCTCGAAGTTCTTCAAGAACGCGAAGATTCAGACTATTGAGGACGCATTAAACCGGGACGCGAGAGGCCAGGGCGGGGCTCTGCCCTACGAGGCTGTCAAGAAGTTACGCACGCTGGTCGGCAACGAGCTCGAGAACGGCTCGCTCGTGAGCGACGTGCCGCGCAGCAAGTGGAAGGCACTCTACGCGGCCCTGTCTAGTGATCTGGAGGGCGCGGCCAAGGCGACGGGAAACGCGGCCGCTGTAAAGGCTATGGACCGCGCCAACCAGTACTCACGCGCTGGCTACGACCGGATCGACTCCGTGCTCGACAACGTCCAGTCTAGAAAGGTCTACGAGGACATCTACAAGGCCGCGACGAACCCGGCAGATATGAAGTCTGGTGCATCTAAAATTCAGGGCGTTATGAAGAGCCTGAAGCCTGAAGAGCGAGATGTCGTGCGATCGACGTTCATCCGGGATCTAGGGCGAGCGAAAGCCGGAGCGCAGAACGCCGCAGGCGATGAGTTTTCCTCGCAGACGTTCCTGACTCAATGGAACAACGTGTCCCCGCAAGCCAAGGCCGTGATGTTCTCAGGAGGCGAAGCAAATCAGGTGAGAAAGGATCTGGACGCCATTGCGGAGGCGGCCGACAGCATCAAGAAAGGGTCTAAGGTGTTCGCCAATCCGTCCGGGACGACCCCGGCAGCGGCTCAGCTTAGTCTAGGTGGAGCAGCAGTCGCCGCTGCCGGCGCCGCCGTTCATGGAAACTTTGTTCCGGCTGCGGTCCTCGTAGGCGGACTAGCGGCTACGAACCTGAGTGCGCGCCTGATGACCTACCCTCGCTTCGTCAACTGGCTGGCGTCGGCGATCCGGATGCCGTCGACGCAGTTCACGATGCGGTTGCCGCAGATGCTGAACATGCTGCGCGCCAACACGAAAGACGCCGACGACTCGACAAAGCAGGATATCGACAACTACATAGGCTCCGTTACAGGAGCCCCGCAATGAAGGCGATGACGGCCGCCGCGATGATGATCGGCCACAGCAGGATGATGAATCCGCCGAACACAAATCCAAGAATTTCCAGCAGCGAGAAATCCTTTACTTCGGGGCGCTCCATATGAATCTCCTAGACAGGTTTCCATATCTTTCCAGCTCGTATCATGCTGACGAGAGACTGATCTACCCCGAAGAGAGCAGCGATCTCCTTTTGTGGGGCCTGCATGGCTCGTATTTGGTAGGCCTGCTCTCTAGTGATCTTGTGACCTTTCTGGTAGTGATGGTGATCCTTACCTGTCGGCAGGTACCCCATCTTATTCAAAGGGTGCCTACCCTTCTGTACCATATCCAACGAATTGTCCTTCTGAGTTCCCAGAAAAAGATGGCTTGGATTGACGCACTTCGGGTTGTCGCATCGGTGAAGAACACCAAGTCCTATTGGTATCGGACCATTGGTCACGATCCAAGAGAAACGATGGGAAAGGATGGTTTTGCTAGGCCTGCCAGCAGAGCAGTTGAAATTACCGTATCCCCTAGGGTTGAGATATCCCGTCCATTCCCAGCAGTGAGATGTTTTCTCAACCTTCAACCAAAATCTGTCAATAACTTTTTCTGGGTACATGGTTAGCCATCCTTCGGTGTCTACTCGAATAATATCATGCGATTGCTCCTGATAGATACGGACGGTGTGGGCCTAGCACTAGCATGGCGCGCCGTGCAGGCCGGGCATGAAGTCCGCTGGTTTCGCAAGCCCAAACCTAACATGAACCCGACGATGGGTCGGGGGTTTGGCGTACAGACAGTAGAGAACTGGGTCGCGCACATGTCGTGGGCGGATCTAGTCTTCACGACGTCCAACGATGACTACCTGCCTCGCCTCGACTTCTTCCGCAAGAAAGGTGCGCCGATCTACGCGCCAACGGTAGAGTCTGCCAATCTGGAGATCAAGCGCGCCGACGGCATGAAGTTTCTGGAGAAGCACGGCATCGAGTGCCCGCCATACAAGACGTTCAAGACGATGGCCGAGGCCGAAAAATATGTCTGGAAGACCGAGGAACGGTTCGTCTTCAAGACGCTCGGCGACAACGAGGACAAGTCGCTTTCCTACTGTTCAAAGTCGCCGGCCGACATGATCGCGCAACTTCGGCGGTGGCAGAAACTCGGCATGAACCCGAAGGGCGAGGTCATGCTGCAAACCTTCATCAATGGCGTCGAGATTGGCGTTTCGCAATGGGTTGGCAAGAGCGGCTACATCGGCAAGCCGACCGAGCACTTCGAGCACAAGAAGCTTATGTCCGGTGAGATCGGATGCAACACGGGGGAGATGGGAACTCTGGCCGCCTACGTGGATACCTCCAAGCTTGCCGATATCGTCATGAAGCCGATCGAAGCGGATGTCGTGAAGACCGGACACCTGTCCGACTGCGCGGTGAACTGCATCGTCGACGAGAAGGGCAAACCCTGGCCGCTCGAATTTACGATGAGACCGGGTTGGCCCGCCTTCAACATCATGCTGTCTCAGCACAAGGGCGATCCGATCCAGTGGATGCGCGATGCGATCGACGGCAAGGACACGCTGCAAGTCAGCACCGAAATGGCGATCGGCGTCGTGCTCGCACAACCCGACTTCCCGTACTCGAACGCCACGCGCAAAGAGACGGACGGTGTGCCGATCTATGGCGTCACCAAGAAGAACGCCAAGTACATCCAGCCGCAAGCCGTGAAGATGGAAAAGCTGCCCGACATGGAGGGCGAGAAGATCGTCGAGCGTCCGATGTGGGCAACCGCGGGAGATTACCTCGCGGTCGTGACCGGCATGGGAAAGACCATCGCTCAGGCCCGAAAACGGGCGTATTCGACGGTCGATGAGATTTCAGTTTCGAACATGATTTACCGCGATGACATCGGCGAAAAGGTCAAAGGCATGCTCCCAGACCTGCACAAGCACGGCATCGCGACGAGCTTCGAGTATGGTGAAGCATGATAACGGGGAAAGATATGGATTCGTTAAAGCACGGCGTCGACACAGCCGCAGCCGTAGCCGCAGTGGCAAGCCTTTCGCACATGCTTCCGGAGATTGCCGCTGGATTATCAGCGGTTTGGTACGCGATACGAATCTATGAATGGTGGAATGGCAAACAACCAAAGGAGTAGTTATGAGTATCCTAAGCAGCATCGAAACCGAGTTCCAAACCATCGTCAACGACGGCCGCAGCGTGGCCGAGAAGCTCGCCTCGCTCGTCGATCTGCACGGCAAAGCGCAAACGCTCGTGCAGCTCGAGCCGCAACTCGTGCAGTTGATCGAAAGCGGCATCCCAGCGCCGGAGAAGGTCGAGCAGATCCTGAAGGCCGTCGGCAAGCTGTGACGCCTGAAACGCTGGCGTCGTGCCTGTCGATTCCGGTCGCCCATGCCCAGGTGTGGGCTGACCCGCTATCGGCGGCAATGGCGCTTTATGCGATCGACTCTCCCGCGCGTCAGGCTGCATACATCGCGCAAGTCGGACACGAATCCGGGCGCCTGGTATACGTGCGTGAACTGTGGGGACCCACTCTCACACAGCGGCGCTACGAGGGTCGGGAAGACCTCGGCAACATACACCCCGGCGACGGCTTCAAATACCGAGGACGCGGCCTGATTCAGGTGACCGGCCGCACGAACTACGGTCGCTGCGGCGCCGCACTGGCGCTGGACCTTCTCACGCATCCCGAACTACTTGAGCAACCAGATAACGCGGCGCTGTCTGCTGCGTGGTTCTGGACGGCTCACGGTCTCAGCACGCTTGCCGACGCCGGCGAGTTCGAGACCATCACTCGACGCATCAACGGCGGCCTGAATGGGCTGAAGGATCGCCTCAACCTCTGGAAATCGGCCCGTAAAGCATTAGGAGTGGAAGATGGCGCTTGATCCGATTACCGCCGGCATCGACCTCGCGAGCAGCATCGTCTCGCGCATCTGGCCGGATAAGACCCAGCAGGAGCAGCAGCAGCTCGCGGCCGTGCTGACGATGGTCCAGGGGCAGATGTCGATCAACCAGGCCGAGGCCTCAAGCAGCGATCCGCTGCAACACTGGCGCGGAGGTCTCGGCTGGGTGTGCGTCGCTGGCTACTTCTGGAATTTCGTGGGCGACCCTCTGACGAATGCCATCGCGGTCGCGCTAGGACACCCGCTTAGCCTTCCGTCTCTCGATATCGGACCTCTCGCGACGCTCACACTCGGCATGCTGGGACTAGGCGGACTGCACGTCGCCGAGCGCGTCAAAGGCGCATCCTGACCTATTGCAGAGACTTCACGATCGGGCCTAGTACGTCCGCATCGTTCTGCGCCTTGATCGCGTAAAGCGCCACAGTGGGATGCCCCCATCCGTCCGACATCATGGCGCACCAGTTCGGCAACGCCTTTATTAGCGTGTACTGATGCACCACCGGAACACCCATCTGCGCGCCAACTTGATCGATGATGTCTACCCATGCCGCGATCGTTTGGCCACCTAAGTCAAGCGCCTCGACATTGTTTGCCGGCGGCTCATTCGGGTTGCATAGCGGGTTCGGCTCCTCCAAGACGGGCACCTTGCCGGCCTGTCTCGTCTGTGTGACGAAGTCCACGAGCGCCTGCCGAAAAACGCTCTGCGATTCCTTGGCCTCGTCATTGATTCCCATATTCTCAAGAAAGATCTGAGATGTATCCGTAGATAGGTACTGGACGAAGTTCTGCGTTGAGCCAGTTCCGGCGATCAGATCTGGCAGCGTACTCCCAACAACTCCATGCCCGATGACCGTAACGCCTGAGCCTATGGAGGATTGCAGATCGGCTTGCAAGTCGTTTACCGTCGCATTCGTGACGGTGTAGGAACCGTCCAGGTTCTTGATAAGACCGGCCATCGTTGAATCTCCCGTGGCGGTTATCTGAACCGGTTTGGGAGCGCGTTGGACTGAAGTTGTAGGGGTTGGGATTGGCCCACCCCCGCCTCCGCCCCCGCAGGCTGACAAAACTAATGCGGCTGAGGCCGTGATCGATGCAGTGATGTGCTTCATCATTCTTCTTTCTGTGCTCATTCTTGAAATCCTCGGAGGATACTAGAAGGGAGCACGCCGCGCATATAAATTCCCATTTTGGGAATTTTGCGAGACATGTTCTCATTTACATGTTTCAAACGTCAAGATTTTGCGGATCGTGCGCGGGCACGATGATGGGGCTAATGCGACGATCCCGGACTAGCCTCCATCGATCCATACAAGGCGCGTCTTATGTATTCCTCGATCCACATTTGATAGGCTCGCTCGCAACTGAAGTCTTGCCGATAGATGCCGTTGCCATACACGCGCCAGGCCGCATATCGGCCATCTAGGATGATGGGTCTGGCTTTAGGTTTGATCGTCTGTGCTCCGTAGATCACGGTTTCCTCCTCTCCCAATCATCCTCGCTCGCATCGAGCCAGCCGCGGCGCCAGTCGTGCCAATCGCCCGATAGCTCGGGATAGGGGTTGTCGATGATCTCTTTGTTGTCCTCGAAGGCGATGCGGCCTTCGGTGTAGGCTCGGGTCATGTGGGCTCCTTCTTCGCTGCGATCTGCGCGTCGAGCGCTTCCTCGAACGATGCAAATCGTCCCCAAATTTCGATCACCCAATCGCTCGATCCCTCGTAGATTGCCTTGCTTCGAAGGTAGCGATACCGCTCGGCATCCCGCTTATCCTCGCTCGCCGCTGCGTCTGTCAGCATCGCATCAATCCGCGCAACTCCGTCCTCGATGGCTTCGCCTGGCGCGAGCTGGGCGGCGGCCCATAGTTCGTGGGCATTGCTCGCCGCTGCGGCTGTCTGTCCTTTGTACTTGACGTGGTAGCAGCAACCGCAAATACCAGGATCGTGCGCCGTAATACCGTCGCCGCACTCTTCGCACCAGACGGGCTCGCTCGCCGCTGCGGCTGGCGGGTGTCGAAATAGCTTCGTGCCATGCTCAAGCGTCCGGTCAAATATCTTGATGTCGAACCATTCAGTTCCCTTCATGTCGCGGGACTTGACCAACTCCGCCACCGCCTCCCCCTGCTTGGCTTCGGCGAGCTGCGCTTCGAGCGCTTTAACTATCTCCAACGCCTCCGAGCACTGGTCAAATAGCGTGATGTATTCGAGCGCTTGCTGTTGGATGCGCGCGGCTAGTTTGTCATGCAGTTCCTGTATCTTGTCTTCTGCCGCAAATGCTTCGTCACGCTCGCGCTCTAGTATGGCGATGCGGGCGGCCTGGGCTTCGATCAGATCAGCCGCCTCATTCAGTTCCGCATCGCAATTGCCGTAGCATTTGCGAAGACGGTCGCATAGGTCGGTGGTGGGGTTGGTCATTTACTCTCCTCCGTCAAACCGCGCCATGAAGTGATCTTGTGAGAGACGCATTCCCACAAGGCGAACGGCCCGAACATGCCCTTGAATACGTACCAATCGTAATGCTTGGTATCGTCCAGGCGACGCCAGTGAACATCGGGGATCACGAGTCCGGTTCGACGCTCGCGGCCCTCGTATGCGCCGGGCCGTACGGGCTTCGTCTTGAGTGGAAACCATGGCGTACGTTTCACGATCCCTCCTCCCGCAAAGCGCGGATAGCGTCAATCAGCGGCCTTCCTGGGTCGTCGTTCTCAATGTCGCGCAACTCGTCTATAACCTGCTCGCGCGCCGCGCGTTCGACTTCGCGGGCGAGCGGCAGAATGTGCGTCGGCGCCATGTTACCGATGTCGGTGTAGTGCTCCAGGTATATGTCGATGATCTGCTCGTCACTCAGCGCCATGCTCCCCTCCCTCTGCCTGCGCCACAGCGTTGCGCGCTTCCCTGCGTGCTTTCCGCTCTGCGGCGCGTTCGCGTGCGTTCTCGTTGCATTTCCGTCGATCCTCTTTCCCGGCTTCGGCGGCATCGAATAATTCCTTCCATGCCTGCTTGCCGACAAGGGCGTAATGCAGTTCGCAGAGTTGCAAGACCTCATCGTCACCGCGAAACCAGTTCACCTGAATGTCGACCTTTCGGGCGGCGATTTCCCGGCAACAGTGGCACTGCTTCTTTCCCTTGACTGCGCGGTCACTGCCGATGCGCGGATATTCTCGGCGGCTCATTTCTCGCTCCCTCTGTCGATGCGCTCAATTTCGGTGCCAATCCAGACAAGGACTTCCTCCAGCTTCACATAGCTGTAGGTTTGGCCGCCGATTGGTTCGTAACGGCGCGGTATTGAAAGAATGCCTTCGCGCAATTGCAGCAGCGCATCCCGCGCCTCTCCGCTCGGCGCTGGTGATGACGCGCGGGCTTGCCAACCTGCAAACATATCGCGCAAAACGTGGTCGCTGGGAACGCCGTTGTGCCATATAGGTAGAAGCGGATACTTGATGGACCGGAGATGCGCCTCAAACGCCCCTCTCTCGTCCTGCGCTGGCTGCGCGGGCGATGACGCGCGGGCGAACCCTTCCTGGAAGGCCGCCCATGCGCTCGACATGCATCTGTTACTTTCGGTCGGGTGCCACCATGCATTGAAAGACGCGCGCAGGGCTTCATATTCCGCCCCTCTCTCGTCCGCCTCCCCGCTGCCGCACTCGGGAGATGCGTAGCCGTGCAACTGCATCCACAGATCCATCTTTTCTTTGTGCAGGCGAGCAACGTCCGCTTCTGCGTCGGCAAGGCGCTCCTCTAGCGATGTGTCGAGCGTTACGCCGCACTCGGGAGAACGCTGCGCTGGCGGCCGATATAGCGAGCCATCCTTAGCGACCTTTTTGCCGTAGTTGTTGCCGCGTCCGGTCAGAACCTCTGTCCCTTTCTTTCGAAGCGAATCGTCGACCATCGCGTCATACTCTTCTGGCGTTGCAAACAGGCCGCGTTCGACAGCGGATTCCCTGCCTCCGTTGGCGAGCAGAATGGCATAGACCTTCTCGATATGCTTCATGATCGCCACGACTCCCAACTGAGTCGGAATCGGGTATTCATTGAAGTGATCGTGCAACGCCTCTTTGAATCGCAGCGCGCTCAACGCCCGGTGTTGCTCTGCATCATTGGCTAATATGGTGCGTGCGCCTTTGATCGCTTTCGCAAGCAGATGCTCGGCGTGAGCCTTATCCGAATCGTCTGGGCCATCTTCGAGGATGCCGTAGGCGTTTGTTAGATCGAGCAGAACTTGCCGCACGTCGTTGCTAAACGCAACCTCCCTGCGTCGCTCCGGCACGGTGTGGTCGCATCCCTCAACACCATTACAGATCGGGCACGGAAGGAATGGCGCCCGGTGCTGCTCTGCCGGGGCGGGGGCGGTTTCGGGTGGTAGGGCGTTGCGAATCCAGTCGGGTTGCTGTTCGGACGGGAACGGCGCAAGTTCCGCTGTATCGGCCAGCAATTTGCGATGTTGCTCAAGCGCTTCCATTCCAGAATCCCACCACTTCGCGCTGATAGCCGTGTCTTTGCAGTCGAGCATGATGCACTCAAGTTCTAGCGCAAGGCGCTTCGCATCCGCTTCGAACTCGGCTTCGTGATGCGGATTTGTTTCAGGCGCCAAAGCTGGCGCAGCAGCAGCGACCTTCGGTGCGCAAAACTTGTCGGCGCACCACGCCGGATCGCCACATTTCGTGCAGTGGTCGCCTTCTTCGTCCCAAGAGTGGGATTGCTTCGCCCCCTCCGCCATCGGCACAGAGTGCGCCGCAAGTAGGGCGCGTGCGAATGCGAGAACCTTGTTCTTTCCGAGCACAGGACGCGAATGCGTCGGATCGCCGGTCCATAGTTCGAGTATGTCAGCATCTGTCATCGCTGCTGCTCCTTCTGAACTCCCTCGTAAAGCGATCGCTCCAAACCTTCCAGCCCTAGCGTGCAGCGTCCTCGTGCGTTGCCGGGGTCAAGAGATAACAGGAACTTCAGCGCAATCGGAAGCGCCTCCTGAGTCGGTGAAATCTCGTTTGCTGTCTTGGCGCGAAATCCCTCCTCGCCATATTCGCCTTCGGTCAGTTCGATCCATTCGAGTTTGCGCGGTGCACCGAAGTCCTGACCTAGTGTCGGCCACCAATTGGCGCGAATTGACGCTGCGATGGTCGGGCTCTCGTGCTCGACGAAGCGGGCCATGTATTCGCGGCATGCGAGCAAGCCGGCGCGGAAGAAGACCTGCGTTGCCGGATGGTTCAGGCTTTCTTGCTCGCCGAGGATCGTCTTCTGCGTGTCGGTTAGATCTTTCTGATCTGGCACAGAGTGCGCGGAGAGCAGAGCGGCTTGCCAAGCCTCGAATCGGTCACTGATGATGTCGCGGTCCATCGCGCTATCGGAGTACCATCCGTAGCGTTCTTTGTGCCATGCGGCGAAATCGTCGCGGGTAGTTGTCATGCTGCTTCCTCAGTCGTTTGTAAAAGTGATTCGACGAACTCAATACGATCACCCAGCCAGCGCATCGCATTGACAGCCATGCTGTTACCCAACGCCTTATAGCGATTACCGTCCGCTACACGCTTGCCGCGAAATTCGATGTCCGTGTACGCGTCGGGGAATCCCTGCAAACGCTCACATTCCATCGGCGTCAGGCGGCGTACTGCGTATTCAGTAGCTATATGCAGGTCGCTATGCGTTGCCATCGTCGGCGTCGGGAGTTCCGCACCGACGCATGATCGGTTGGCGGGGCTGGTTATCTGCTGGAGATCGAACGCAATAGCAGGTGTCTGTCCGACGCTCAATGTTCCAGCCGTCCCCACACTTGCGTCGTAACCTAATGAAGTTTGAGTACCGCCGCCCTGCCAATTGAATGCAACCGGCACGAGCGGCGTGCCACGCCCAGTCCCATCCTCACTGGCGTCGAAGCCTTCGGCGCGTAGAGAATGTGCGACCAGCAGAGTTTCCGTTTCGAAGTCCTGACGCGTGGTCGACTTCGCATTGACGGCCGTAGCAACATCAATCGACCCAGAGGTGTTGTTTCCCCCGAAGGCAATCAGTCCGCCGTCGCAGTCGAAATCCGTCCCGAGTCCGCCACCGCCTTTAGTGCGCGCGCTAAGGGTAGGGGCAACGCCTTCCCGCGCTTCTCGGCGCGGCGCAGGATGCCCAAGCAGGCTTTCGCGCTCAAAAAGTACCGCTGCGGCACGTCGCCAGTCTCCAAGATGTCCGACAACGAACACACGCCTTCGTCTTTGAGGGACGGCGCGAGAGTGTGATTCCACTCGGACGTACTGAGCGTCAAGAACGCGGTAGGCGAACCCATACCCGAGTTCTGCCAGCCCTCCAAGGAGGGTTCCAAAATCCCGTCCACCGTTTGATGACAGGACGCCGGGGACGTTTTCCCAGACCAGCCAGCGGGGAGCGTAGCGCTCAGCAATGGCAAGATAGGTGAGCATGAGATTGCCACGCGGGTCAGCCAGTCCCTTTCGAAGTCCGGCGACGCTGAAGCTTTGGCAGGGAGTTCCGCCGACGAGAAGATCGATAGCTGCATCGGGCCAGTCCTTGAATTTGGTCATGTCGCCGAGGTTCGGCACGGTCGAATAGTGATGGGCAAGCACGGCGCACGGGAACGGCTCAATCTCGCTCAGGAAGGCCGCACGCCAGCCGAGCGGATGCCAGGCGCAGCTTGCTGCTTCGATGCCCGAACAAACGGAGCCGAACACCAGACTCATCTTCATCTCCTCGCCCAATGGCGCGGTAGGGGGTTAGTCCTTGAACTGCTCATACGGCTCGCGCCCAAGCGCCTCTGCCATGCGTGGCACAAGCCTCTGCGCCTCGTTTTGCCAGTGGTTGCTTTCGCGCTGCCCGTACCGGCCGTCGTGGTAGGTCGCATGCTCGATCAGGTCCGCCGCCTCGCGAAGCAATTGAATTGACTTATCGACCGATGGCAGCTTTACGCTATCCGATGCGCGGGGTATGAACGACAGATCGATGAAGCACTCGCCGAACGCAATCGAGAGCGTCGTCACTTCCCGGCCGTGCTCCTTCGTCTCCCATCCATGAATCTGCCGGATG